CAGGATTTTCTTTGTCCTGTGTACTTATTTCGATGTTTGTGGGTGTCTAACAACCCTCGGGGGGGCCCTATGGCCCCCCATCTTAGTAGACATAAAAACACCGATCTAGTATTGTGGTTTTACACTGTATTAAGGTTGTGCACTGTTGTGCAAGTTATTTTGCATACGCAGTGCTATGTGTGTGTCTGCTCGAACTCCACGTAATGGAGCATCACATCTGTTGAAGGGAGTGATTAGCCCTTCCTCTCTGGCGCTGAGCTAGCGCCAAAATCCCTTTTCATGACATTGCCCCCGATAATGGATTTTAATCCTAGGGGTGACTTTGTTATTTCCTGGGTAGCCAGGCGTTCACTACGTAAAGTGCGATACCATTGAGCCGGATCTGCTCTGTTTGGTATGAGGCCGTACGCGGCGCTGGGCGTTTAGAGAAATGTCCAATTTAAGCCAAAATTCTCTCTTTCATAGTAGATACACGTGTCAGTATATTGATGGTTGTGAAAACTGATAACGAAGGACTATGATCGCTACGCGTCCCCTCGAGGACATACCAATATGGCCTGACCCGCCTAGGTGCGTTTAGCGTAACGCAAATACCATCACGTCACATGGGAATATTTTGAGCCATGACGCCCCGTTCCTTACCTGGGAACGTTGTGACGTTAAGATCCAACGCTTGCTAAATCTTTTACTAATTTTAATTTTGGAAGTGGCCCTGCCACTAAAGGAACGATTATGACTGCTTTTGTTAAGAATATTGTTTTTCCACAGAAGAATTCCGTGCGGAAACACATTCGGAATTTGGATCTATTTCTTACCGATAAAAATAGTTACTTGCGTCTTTTCGAAGATGTTGCCCTATTGTGGTTTGATTTGTCCAAGTCCAAGAGTAAGAGCTCCATTATAATAGCCTTACACCGCTTTATGCGTATGCGCCATAGTGGTGCATCGACTTGGTATATATTGTGTTCTGCAGGTTGCGATGCATTGTACGAAGCTTTTCAGATTACTATCGAGGATTTGGCCAATACTATTATGCCACAATCCTTTGAGAGTGTTCTTGAAACAGTTCATAGTACGCTATCTTCTTGGAGGAGTGTTATAAACTCTTACGGCTTTTGTAAAATAAAGAAATTATTATTGTATATAGTATGTGCGGGATGGCTTGTCCCTCTTGGGATTAGCTTTGATACGCTAGGTTATGAGAAAATGCGCACTAAGTTTATGTTGCACACATTCTCTGATAAAGCTAATTTTCTTTCATGTTTTATAGATACCATAACCTTTGTTGCCGAATCGGGCATGCAAATCTTGAAAGGTGCTTCTATCGATGATATTATTCACGGTAGGAGATCATACAAAGAAATTGACGCACGTATTCGGGCACTGGGTGATATGGTGAAAGCCTTTCAAACCAATACACTTTATGGTGATGTGTTTGTGAAGGAATCAGATTTAATAGCCGAAATATCTAGTGTGCAAGATGTATTATGTAATATAGAAGATATAGCTAAGAAGGTTCATGGCGCTGATGTTGAGATTATCAAAGAAAAGATAAGACAGGTCAACCTCATGAAGGATCTTGTTATGACGCGGATTTTATCGACGCGTAGTCGCGTCGTCCCTTATACTGTTTTACTGCAGGGTGATTCGTCCATCGGCAAATCCTCTATCACGGACCTTGTCTTTGATCAATTTGCGCGTCTCAGGGGTTCTAAACCCAATGAAGCGCACAAATATAAAAGGGATCCTACGTCGAAATACTGGGACAATTTCTCATCGGATATGTGGTGTATCGTTTTTGATGATATGGGTTTTAAGAGACCTAATAAAATAGAGAGCGATCCGACTGTGGATGAGGTTATTTCCGTGGTCAACTCGGTACCTTTTTGTCCACCTCAAGCCGAGGTTGATAAGAAGGGCACAACACCTGTTCGCGCGGAGCTTGTTATTGGCACGACCAATATAGAAGGATTTAACGCTGAGCATTTTTATTCCTTTCCAAAGGCTGCTTGGCGCCGCTTCCCCTTTGTTACTTTTATAGAGGTTAAGGAGGAGTTCCAGGGTCCCGATGGTCAGCTTCTAGTTCCAGCGGGATACACGGGTCCCGTTGATTTTTGGAAGTTCACTATTAAGAAGGTTATTAACCCTAGCCCTCATAAGCTTCTTTTCGAGGTCTATAGGCAATATGATACCGTATCAGGGTTTTTAGGCTTTATCAAGATAGATGCGCAGCGCCACATTTCGCAGCAATCTGATGTGAATAACTTCCGACTTGATCTTTTTAAGCATGACACATGTGATTCTTGTGGGAAAAACACTATGTTTTGTAGATGTATAATACCCCAGGGTTACAAGAGTCATGTTGCGGTTGGTCTCGCCTCTATTGCTGCCTATAGGATCTTGCTTGGTCAGCAGGATAATCTGGCTAGTTTGATTGGTTATTATATTGGCCGACATATAACAAATAAAGTGGGCCGATGGACTATGTCAAAGACTGAGCGTTTTTTGGAGTTGGGTGACTATATACGCAAGTACTGGTATGGGTTACCTATATTGGGAATCGCTTTTTACGGAGCTTTGAAGTGGCTCCGCACTGCTTCTGTAGCTGCTCAGTCTATGGGGACCAAACCCGTAGCCAACAAAATCGAACCTGTTAATGCGTATGTTTATAGTAGAAGTGGTTCGCGAATGTATAGTGACATCTCCACCTCCATTTCAAAGACTCAATTGCAGCCTCGATTAAAGTCTGCATGTTGTGTTGTTGAGTTTAGGTGGGATGAAGGATCCACGGAGCAGTTTTCTGCGTCGCACGGTATGATGATTCGCGGAAATTGGATGTTGGTTAATTCACACACGATTCCCGATAACTTCACACGACTTTTCCTTAAGTTTGATAATTATAAAGTTGGGGAGATGATTGAAGTTTCTAGAGATTCGCTTACCGTGGTTACGATGGAGGATAAGGATATAACCCTCATCCACGTACCGAGTGTTAGACCTTTCGCAAATCTTATTAAGTATATGCCTACGGTCGCACGCGGGAGTGGTTTGGGAACGTTACTCGCTCCTGACGTAAGTCAGTTCCAGAACCATGAACTGGGAGTTTGTACTTTCGCCATGGGGACCTTACCGTATGCGCGCGATGCGCCCTGTCTCATTAGTAAACCGCGTCATCCCACGTTGGATGGGATGTGTGGTCTACCATTGATACTCGAGTGTGGCTCTAATATTATGTTTGGAGGTATTCACGGTGCTTTTTCCAGCAATGGGGATGCGCTTGCTCTTCTTTTAACCCAGGATATGTTTAAGGTGTGCGAAGGTTCGCCGCAGGCCCAGGTACCTGACTTGGGAGATTGCCCTACTAGTGACAATATTCACTTTAAGGCAGTCTTTAATCATGAAATGTCAGGTTCTGCAACTATCTTGGGTGGTTTACCAGGCCATAGGGCAACCCCTAAAACGCGAGTAACCGATTCAATTATTAAAGAAACGTATCTCAAGCTGGGGGGGAAAGATCCCAATTTTGGGCCTCCTGTCATGAAGGGTTGGAGACCATGGCGTATAGCCGCGCTGGATTTGACAAGACCCGTGCGTGGTTTTAAAGTTTCTGACTTAGATCGTGCTGTTGCTGATTATCTTGTTGGTCTTCAGCATTTAGACTTGTCTAAATTAGAAAAGTATAACCAGCATGTGGCGCTTAACGGTGCACCGGGAGTAGCGTATGTTGATGGTATCAATAGACAAACTTCGAGTGGTATGCCGTTTCGCGTTGTTAAGACAAAGCTTTTAGTTCCTTTGGATTCCACAGAGGAATACCCAGATGCCGTCGCTTTGACTCCGAAAGTGCAGACGCGTATAGATAGAATATGGGATCTCTATAGTCAGAATAAGCTGTTTCACCCAGTTTTCACAGCATCTCTTAAGGATGAGCCTGTTAGTGCTAAGAAGCGTGCCATAGGTAAAACGCGAGTCTTCTGTGGGGCCCCTTTTGATTGGACTATAGTTGTTCGACAACTCTTTATGAGTCACATTAGGCTTATCCAACACAATAAGATTGAGTTCGAATGTGCTGTTGGAGCTGTAGCTCAATCGATAGAATGGTCCTCGTTTTATGATTATATAACACAATTTGGGGATGATTGTATAGTTGCTGGTGATTATAAGAGTTACGACAAGCGCATGAGCCCACAGGTTATTTTGGCAGCCTTCGAGATACTCATCAGCTTAGCAGCTAAGAGTGGTAATTTTGATAGTGAAGATATCCGTGCTATGAGGTGTGTTGCGTTTGATACCGCGTACCCTATGGTCAACTATAATGGTACTTTAGTGCAATTTTGGGGATCAAACCCTTCAGGTCACCCTTTAACGGTACACATTAATTCAATAGTTAACTCTTTGTATATGAGATTAGCCTATTTTGGGTTAGGTAATACAACGCCCTTTAGAGAGGCTGTTTCACTCCTTACATATGGTGACGATAATATAATGGGTGTAAATAAAGAGCTTGCCCCTAATTTCGATCACACTCTAGTTGCCAAATATTTCAGCGATTTTGATATAGTGTATACTATGGCTGACAAGGAGGCTGAGTCAGTCCCATTTATCCCTATAGGGGAGGCTTCTTTCCTTAAGCGGAAATGGGTTTGGGGTGACGAAATTATAGCACATTATGCACCACTTGAGGAGGAGAGTATCCATAAGATGTTGACGTGCATAGTTTCTAGCTCGAGTGTTACAGTTGAAGAGCAAATATCGGATATTCTTCGAGCCGCTAACCTTGAGTATTGGTTTTATGGCAAAACTAAATTTGAGGAGAAGCGAGCTCTTTTTTGTAAGATAATAGAAATACACTGATTGGAAGCTTTCTTTGCCAAGGACCCATTGGCTTCATGGCAAGATATTCACAATCTATGGCTGAGGGCCACACAGCGTTATAAAATGGTCCAGGGCTTGTGAAGCAAAGTCCCATAAGCCAAAATGCTTCCTTTGCATGTAGATACACCTCTTGATGAAATGACAAAACATTCACTAGGAAGGACATGCAATGAAATTAACCTGAGCGTTCCTCGAAGTGTTATTTAGCACATAGGGTTGGTTTCCTATTCACTCTTGTCACCCTTACCGTTACTATTGGGCTTAAAGCGGTATTGTATAATAGCCTGCGAAAAATGATAATAAGAATAATACTGAGGCGTCGGAAAATTCTGATGAGCCTCCTAAGGAAACCCTCAATGATGAGGGCGTCCTTCAGACGGTCGAAGCACCCGTTGACCCACGGCATGAACAGATGGCGTTCGCCGACAGTAATCTTGGGTATGCAATCCAGGCCGAGAAGATCGTTGATCCTACCTATTCTATTGGTTCTGCTAAAGGTCTTGGTTTGGATACTTATCTCAGGCGACCCGTCTTGATTCATTCAGCGACCTTTGCTGCTGGCGACACAGTAACCTCCTATTCAATAGCTGCTTGGGAACGGTTCTTTACGAACCAGTATATCTCGAGTAAAGTTGAGAGTTATAGTATGCTGCGTGCTCGCCTGCGGCTTAAGTTTGTTCTATCCGCATCACCATTTTATTATGGTATGCTTATGGTGTCGTACAAACCTTTGCCATCATTTTCTGATGATAGTTTGGTGATCATTGGCGGAGATTTTCAATATGTAAATTATTCTGCTAGGCCGAAACTTTTGTTAGATGTCTCCGCTGGTCAAGGAGGGGAGATGGACTTGCCTTTCTTCTACCCAAATAACTACCTGCCCAACCAAGATACTTTTCTTTCCAGGATGGGCACAGTCCGTATTGATCAGCTAGCGTATATTAGACAAGCGAATGATGCTTTAGGCACCATTACGCTAAAAACTTATGCGTGGGCCGAGGATATTGAGCTTGCCGGTCCTTCTATTCGCGCCCAATCTGCCCGGGGTTCTCGTAAGAAGAAGCCTAAACAGTACAAGATGGATAAAGTCGAAGACTTTGCTTTAGCAGAGGATGAGTACGGAGATGGTCCAATTTCTGGAATAGCGTCCTCTGTTGCCAAGGCTTCGGGTAATTTGTCAAATGTTCCCGTTATTGGCCCTTTCTTTCGAGCTACACAGGTCGGAGCAGGGGCTGCTTCTAGAGTTTTGTCTTGGTTTGGATTTTCTAAAGTTCCTGTAGTATCAGATGTTATGCCTTTTAAGGATGCTGCCTTTGGTAGTTTGCCTTCAGCAGAGACTTCTGAATTTTTTACTAAAATAACTTTGGATCCAAAAGCAGAGTTGACGGTCGATCCTCGAACCGTTGGCCTAAGTGGAAAAGATGAGCTAGCCGTATCAGCATATGCTGGCAAGGAGGCTTATTTGACTCGCTTTGACTGGTCTGAGGCAGACGTCAATAATGATATCCTCTTTAGTGCTTACGTTGCACCTGACAGGTTTTATCAGCGAAACTCTTCGACCAACATTAACTTTACACCGATATCACACATGATGCAGTGTTATCGAAATTGGACTGGATCTGTTATTTTCAGATTCTATGTCGCAGCAACTCCCTATCATAGGGGGCGACTGCGAATTCAGTTTGATCCTGCGTCTGATATTTCCACATCGGTTGGTGACGAAACTGCAATTATCACACGAATTGTTGATATTGGTGAGTGTCGGGATTTTGAGATTTGTGTACCTTGGGCCCAGATTGAGCCTTATTGCTCGCCTCTCAAATTGACTGACACAACATACAATATTACTACTTTCCGGTCTGATGGTTCTAGCCTAGCCGGTTTGTTTCGTAGTGAACACAATGGAATGATTTCAGTTTCTGTCTCTAATCAGTTAACCTCACCTGATTCGACTTCTCCTCTGCAAGTTCTTGTTTTTGTGCGTGCTGGTCCTGATTTTCAGGTTATGAATCCAGATACGCCGCCAAATAAGCTTACTTGGCGTAGTCAATCAGTGGCTGGCTTTAGAGCTAAGCCCCAGGCTGATTCCGCAGATTGTCTGACTTCAGCTGAGACGGCCGCTGATAAAATGCCGATGGTGTTCGGTGGTGAGACTAATGAATCGTTGCGACAGCTTATGCAGCGTCACTGCCTTTGGCGAGTGGATGCTGGAATCGCTCAAACGGGCACGACTGCGTCTATTGGTGTGAGAACTTTTAATATGTACCCTTCCGGACCAGGTGCTTCTCCGGATAACCTGGACTCCATTAGGATTAATGGTACTATCTCACCTTATAATATGTGCAATTGGACCTATGAAGCGTTTTTCCGGCCTGCTTTTGCTGGTGTGCGCGGATCAATGTCTTACATGTTCGATTGTAGCAACGGCTCCGCCAGTAATGGTTTCTCTGTGCAACGCATAGCAGAGATTAACCAGCCGGATGCAAGTGATTATTCTCAATCAATTGTGTCTGGATCTGGTACAACTTCTAACACCATTACTTTTATGTACTTTAATAATGTCGATACCCAGGGAGGTATTGCGCACTACAATAATAGCAACCAGACGGGTTTTGGCACAGTTATTCCATGTGTCATTCCCGCGCGTTTTTGTCCAACTAAGGCAAATCGTTACACTACAACACCAGATGATATTACTAGTAGGTATACGAATATGCGCACCATCACGGATTACGATCCTGATATTAGCGTAAATGCGGAAACCTTAAATTATACATTTATTGGTGCTGGTGTCGATCATGCTTTGTTCTTTTTTATTGGGGTGCCCACAATGGTTTGGGTACCTGGCACATTCACGCAGCTCTGAGTGCTTATGCGACTCTGTGGGGAGGTGGTCCCCATAGTTTTAGGCCCGTAAGGGCACGAGATGTTTTTCTTACCCAGAAGGGGTGGAGGGCACTTCGTGCCCTTACAGAGTTTTTTCCAGTACTACTGTTTCTCTGGTGCCAC